CATTACTGGAGTTAAACGACAAGGCGTATACATGTTTACGTTGGATTGGAGTCATGAAAATCGGAATGTATTAGATACTAATTTTTCTGAAACCCCGGAACATAAGTGCGGACATGTATTTAAAATGGATAATGGAAATTATTTTATTTATCCTAATAACAGAATCATATGGATGGATAATGCTTGGACATTTAATAGAATTGATAAGAATCCAGGTTATAAAATTGATATGACAGTTTATTCAGTTGAAGGTAAAGCTGGATATGAAACAGATTATTCATATATGACCGAATTCAAACAAGATAAAACAAACGAGTAATATTTATTAATATGAAACTAATGAATTTACTTTTTGAATCAAAAGATGCAAAGAAAGATACTTTTGAATCATTTGCCGATACCCGAGAAGCTGGTGCAGAAAAGATTGCTAACACCGCACATAAGAAAGGTGGATTAGCACTTTTAACATGGCATCATTTCAAAGTTAAATTGCCTTACTATAAACGAGCAGCTGCAGGACGGTTTGACGTAGAAAAAGCCAAAAAGGAATTTGAAGAAACATACAAAAAAATATCTACTTCAATGTCTCAAACAGAGTTTCAACGTGAGGTAGGACGATTGGAAGTATTAGGTGAATTGATTATCAGAGAACAAAAAGGATAGATAATGGCAGCAAAAGTAAAAGCATCTTCAACCGCAGCATTCTTAAAACGACCAAAAGTAAGTCGTCCGGGTGTTCATTCAAAATGCAATACGTCTAAAAGCAAAAGATCAAAAAACTATAAAAAATTGTATCGAGGACAAGGAAAATGATTCGGTTAAAGTCTTTGTTGAAGGAAAGTAATACACCATTATCGAAACATCCCGAATCTATCAATACTGGAATACAACTAGCAAAATCTTTAATTTCAGTAGGATTTACTAAAATTGAAGCTGCAGCAATAGTTGGAAATATGTGGGCTGAATCTACATTCGATCCAACCGAAGGAACGTTAGATGGTAGTGGTGCATTTGGCTTAATTCAATGGCGCAGTGATAGAAAAATAGCATTAAAACAATATGTTAAACTACTAGGAAAATCTGAAGCTGATACTCAAACACAAATTTGGTTTCTTAAAGTTGAACTTAAAAATGGTTATACTAGTAAACAAAGCGGAGGAAAACTTATCCCCGGATTACCAAAAGGCATTGTTAATACTCCAAACTATGAAAAAAACATGTTTAATGCAGCAATGTTATATGGCCCAACGATTCAAGAAAAAGCATTAGGATTTGCAAAGCTTTCAGAACGAATGGGTAAGCAGGAACTAGAATTAAGCAAAAAATCTAGAATGGAATCTGCACAAACTATTTTTGATAAACTTTAATTCAATTTGGATAATTCTAAAAAAATACATATTATAAGTTATGATCGCAGAAAATTTTATAACAAGATTATTTGTTGACTCAATCAATGTTATGAAGACAGATGATTGGCAATGGCCTGATGCGTGGGACATACAACGCAAAAATAAATTTCTAGACGATTCATTACAATATGCAGAAAAACGAGAATTGTATGAACAATGTGCAATCATTAGAGATGTTAAAAAAGAAATCGAGAAGTAAGCGTGGCACATGGCGAGTCATTTTGCATGATGACAACAACATTACGTTTGATCATGTCATCAATTGTTTGATAGATTATTGTAGTCACAATGAATTTCAAGCTCATCAATGTGCATTGATTACACACAATAAAAAGCGTTGTGCGGTATTTGTTGATAGTTATGTAGTATGCGAATCTGTAAGGGAATTGCTAACAGAACAAGGTTTAACGGTTACACTAGAAAAAGATGATAAACATAATTCGAAAAGTTAGAATTGGATTGCTTCATGCAGCATACCATCGCAATATGCGAAAAGCGGAAACGGCTCGTTCTGATCAAGACATCTTAAAATTTAAAAAATATGTATATGCCGCAGAAGATGCTTGGCGTAAATTAGTTATATTAATGGAAAAAAACAAACAAAATGGGTAAAAAATCAGCTCACACCGGAGAGTCTCCGAAGGATCGTTCTATCAACATCATGGACAAATTTATTTCGAAAAACATAAATCGAGATAAGAATCAACCATTTAAATCAGGTATTCGCAAAGATGCAAATTTGCCAATTCACTTATGGCCTTTGAAAGACCAAATTGAATATTGGGAAACAAGAAGTGATGCGGATCGATTTAACGAATCATATCCAGCATATTCATATTGGATTTCTGAAGTTCAACGACAAAGCAAAGTACATCCTTCATTCTTTACGGCACAAGCTCTTAAATTAAAAACAATGCTTCAGGAAATGTTTGATGCATGCACAGACCCAAAAGAAGCTGTTAGACAGCTTAGAAAGCACGGAGTATATTAATGGCCGATAAACAGTATAAATACATATATGGTATAGGCAAAACAGCCCTAGACATACCGGAAAGTGAGATTCGCTATGCAATGGAAAATACAAAATCTAATGCAGAAGCTGCTCGCTTTCTCAAAGTGTCTTTTACTACTTATAAAAAATATGCTCGTTTATATACAGACCGAGAATCCGGTAAGACTCTTTATGAACTTCATAAAAATCAATTCGGCATCGGCATACCCAAAGATGTACAGAAAGCTGCAAAAGGTATATACAGCATAACAAATATTCTAGAAGGTAAGCATCCTAACTATCCAACATGGAAACTTCGTAACAGACTGTTAGCATTAGGTATATTTCGAGAAGAATGTGCATCTTGCGGCTATGACGAACGCAGAGTAACAGATGATACAGTGCCATTGCTGTTAGATCATATAGATGGCGATGAAACAAATCATCGGGTAGAAAATTTGCAAATGCTTTGTATGAATTGTTACTATCAGCAATCTGGGAATCCTTTTAATCAAGATAAAGAACGTTATTGGAATTACAATTTGCTTGAGTGATATTTATTATAGATGATATCAATGAAGGCACTTTTAATTGAAGGTAGATATGATAGTTTAGTTACTAAATTATCTAATAAACTTCTAGCTATTATCAAAGCCAGCTGGGCAGCAACTCAAGATGCGGCGGGCAAATTTGCCGGAAAAAAGATTTATTTCAAACAAGGTGAAACAGTCCCGGAAATATTAGATGATGATCAATATCGTCATATTTATTTTGAAGAAATAGAAAACGCCGATATTCCTATAGAATTTTATTTGCAACTCAAAGTACAATGGATTGATGGCTATAAAGATTTACGGGTAGGTGGTGATGCATTCAATGATACAAAACCAAACTCGGCGGAATTGCCACTTATAGAAATACGATTTAAACTTGATCCAGCAGAGTATCCGGGCATATTAAGTGAAGTTGCAATAGATTTGCGAGACACGCTTCGCCATGAAATAGAACATTTAACACAAAGTGGTTGGAATACTATTGACGGAAAATATATCAGATCGGATCAAGCATTACGCAACAAAATAGAAGCTGGAAAATTGCCAGCAGCACGTTACTTTACATTGCCAAAAGAATTAGATGCAATGATTCAAGGATTGTATTATCGTGCTAAGAAAAGCAAGCAACCATTTAAAACTACAGTAGATAATTATTTAAATATATGGGTCAATAACGGTACTATTACCATGCAAGACAAAGAATCAATACTTGATGTTTGGCGTAGCCGTTTACCAAAATTAGCAATAAGGCAGGAGTTGTAATGCAGTATATTGATGAAGCTTGTTGGAAAGGATACCAACAACGAGGAATGAAAGAAAAAGGTGGTAAGCAAGTTCCAAATTGTATACCGGAATCAGCCGGATATTGTCCGCAATGTCTAATTGAAACAATTAAAGAAGCATACGCGACTGATAAGCCGGAGTATATAGAACTAGTTGAGCCTGGACTTAATGAAGCCGAATATCAAGGCCGCAAAGTTCAATTAGGTAAACCAATGCGCGGTGACGTTCGCAAGTATAAAGTTTATGTAAAAAATTCTAAAGGAAATGTTGTAAAGGTTAACTTTGGCGATCCTAATATGGAAATAAAACGCGATAATCCAAAGCGACGAAAATCATTTAGAGCAAGACATAAATGTAGTACAGCAAAAGATCGAACTAGTGCTAGATATTGGTCATGTAGAATGTGGTCATCAACACCTGTTTCTAAAATTGTATAATGGCAATAGTATATCAACATATTAATTTGATAACTAAAAAAAGTTATATTGGATGGACTTCTAATTCCATGGAAGGCCGTTGGGAACAACATGTACGGGAATCGATTAAAAAAATAACAAATACAAAATTTCAAAATGCTTTAAGAAAATATGGCGTTGAATGTTGGGAACATAAAATTTTATTTGAATGTAAATCAAATTCTGATGCAAAAATAAAAGAAATTGAAATGATTGCGTTATATGATACGTATAATACTGGATATAATTCAACAAAAGGCGGCGATGGTAACAATTGTATTTGTATGTCAGCTGAATCTAATCTAAAACGAAGTTTATCAGCTAAAGGCAAATCAAAAACTTATAATAGGATGTTGGGAAAAACTCATTCAACGGAAACAAAAAAGAAAATCAGCCAAGCTCATAAAAATAAGAAAAAACCATGGGTAAAATGGTCACCAGAACAAATACGATCTAGATCATTAACCCGACGTTCTTTAACTGAATATCAATTTATAATGATTAAACAACTTAAGGAACAAAATTTGTCTTTAAAAGAAATTTCAAAACAACTTAATGTTTCATATGATGTAGTAAAAAAATGGCATACTATCGAAAACTGGTGATTTGAATTTTGAACGTATTTTCATATATTTATTTGTATGGAAAAGATTGAATTAACTATGCAGGAGATTTGGCAAGCAACTAGGCCGGCGGTTCAGAAGAATCGCAAGAAATATACTAGAAAATCTAAGCATAAATCGCAAAATAATAATTTAGATTAAAGAAATATTAATCTAGTTATGTTTTTTTAGGATTTATTATACATGTAATTTATATTTATAATAAACCGATCCATGAAAACATTTTTATTTGTTACACAATTTTTTCTTGCTACATTTGTATTATCACAATGCAACATGTATCAAATCTATGAAAGTTTCACTAGCACTCTGCCCACACAAGGTGGTACTTGGGTAAATACTTCGGTTCCTTATGGAACTTCAC